TTTTCTTCACCTTCTTCAACTTCACTTTCGTACATTTCTTCTACTTCCTCATTTTCTTCTTCATACATCTCTTCAACGTCACCGTCTTCAATTTCAAGTTCGTAAACAATTTCATCCATTTCGTCCATTTCTTCTTCCATTTCCTTCATTTCATCCATGTCCTTCATTTCGTCCATGTCTTTCATTTCGTCCATTTCTTCTTCCATTTCCTTCATTTCATCCATTTTTTCGTCTTCACTTTCTGTTTGAATAATGTATTCAACGTCTTCTTCAGTATCTGAAAGGTGGATTTCGTCATCGCCTTTTTTAACTATGATTCCATCTTCATCACCCATAGCCTTGAATACTTTCAAGATTTCTTCATCTGAAGCAGTTGTTAAATCTAAGGGAAGTAAAACTTCTTCTTCGTCATCAACTTCTAACTCGTCACCAGGTAAATCCATCATCAACATATCTTCCATGTCAACTTCATCACCTTCGTCCTCGTCTTCCATATCTAACTCTTCTTCATCAGAATCCATGTCATCCATTTCGATGTCCATTTCATCTTCATCATCTTCAATGTCTAATTCCATGTCTTCTTCTTCTTGTTCTGACATTTCATCTTTCATTTCAGATGTTTCCGTTTCAGTCATTTCTTCAGTTTCTTCTTCTGTAAGTGACTCTTTTACTAATTCACTGATTTCTTCCTTCATAGTAGAAGCAAGTATTCCTTTTGCATTTTCTGATACGGCTTCTTCCAAATTTTTCATTTGTAATAACGCCTCTTCAACTAGGTTTTTTTTACTTTCGTTTGCCATTTTTATTTTTGCAAAGTTTTATTTTACTAAATAAATATCACAAAATATAAAAAAAGTTAATTTTTAATATTGATGATTAAAAAAAATTATATAGAAACGGGAATTGATTTAATATCAGATATTCTAATATTCATTAATTTTGTTGTTCCTTTTGCTAACATTTTAAAAACTCCCTTACTTTGCAACATCATAAAATAGTAAAATAGATATTGTGGGTCGATGACCGAATGGTCTTTTACAGTTACCCCTATATGTTCTGGTGAGTATTCTTTTGTAGGTTTTCCTACGGTATTTTCACTACCCTTTCTTATTAACCAAAAATCAACATCCTCTGAATTGGTTTTAAAATCTACTAAATCTCCTATTGTCATTTTTTTTATTATAAATACAACAGGGCAAAAAAAAATCGGGTATAAACCCGATTTTTAAAAATATCAAATATGACTTAGATTTTATTCAAATACTTCGTCAATCTTACTTTCAGATACTGCTGTGATTCTCCAATCATATGTGAATCCTTGAAACTTTCCTGTTACTTTTGCTTCAACATCTGTGACATTGTAACCTTTAACAAGTTTTTCTTCTCTTACTTTTTTAATCTTGCCACTATTTTCATCTGGCATGTCATACTGAATTTTTGCTACAAAATATTTCTCGTCCATAATAATAAGTCTTAATGTCCTAAATAATCGGAAAGTTTTTTCATTAAGTCAAGTGATTTACCCATTCCACCATCTAATTTTGGTTCAGGTTGTCTCAATTGTTTTTCTTCTTCCAAGTTTTCTTCGTATTTGTTTTTGTCTTCTTTGTTTAAGAAAAGATACGCACCTGGTGTAGATGGAGATGAAACCAAATCAAAACAAATTAATTCAAAGTCATCTTGTACTTCATTCTGTTCTCCCTTTTTAACCAACGAACCAACACCACGAGATGAGATACCCATTGTAACTCCTTGTCTCATTAAATTAGCTGCTTGGTCACCAGGACAAGAAACAATACCACGTTCATGAAAACCTGGTGAAGTCAATAATTTTAATTTACCCATCAAATGATTACCTTCCCACCACATATCTGTAATAAGGTGTGAAACTCGGTCCAAATCAATTAAAGAAGATTCAGGGTGATTTAACTCAGAAATTGATAATCCTTTTTGAATTGCCTTTTTATAATTTTCGGCTTCTCTTTTTAAAATCTTTTCAGGATATACTCTACCATTTCTATTTGGTGTATTATATTTTTGTAATACCGCATAAAATTCAAACGGCTTTGAATGTTCTATATTACCATATGATTCTTTAAGAACTTCGGCATTTCTTTCATCGTCAGGAGATACATAACCTGCATCCCATTCTATCAATATACCTTTACCTGTATCGCTTGGTCCTAATATTTTCATAATATTTTATTTAATAAATATGCGTTAAGTCTAATATAGGTGTAAAACAACGTCATATTCATTTAAATTAAGAGGTAATGACGATTTAACTATATTAGGAATACTCTCAACAACCTCCATTTTTATAAAATACCCTAAAGGTAAATCTTCACTTGTGTATGGGTCAATAATTGACCATTCTCTTGCAAACTCAGTAACGTCGGTATCGTTTTCAAGTATCTTAACTACTTTAGCCTCTATGGAAACATCATCAATCTTTCCACTTAAATGAATATTTTCCAAAAAAACTCGGGTATTATATTTGGTGATATATAAACTCTCTTTAATATACTTGTTTAAAGCATCTAATGGATTCTTATCTTCTGATAAAGATTTTTTTACTGTTTGTAATTGTTTTTCAGAAATAATTATTTTCACAACAAAGTTTTATAATAAATATTAAACTTTAAGTCTTTTTGTTGTGTGTAATGTAAAATATTCTGAAGTAATCAAATCATCGTGATAAATTGCCTTTAATATTTTTTTAATTTTATCTTTTAAAATTATAGATTTAAAGTCAGTATTTTTGTCTTTTACAAATAAAGTTATTTCTAAATTCATAAAGGACCTTTTTTCTAATTGTATCCCACTCGTCCTTAAATCTAAATCAACAATACAATTTTTTTCAAATATATTATTATCAACTACTTCTAATAATGTGTGTTGAATTTGTCTTTTTAAATTACCTGTAACCCTAACCCACTTTTCAACATCTTTTATTGGTTCTACCCACGTTTGTAATACTACATAAATTGATTTTAATTCTTTTGAATCTACTGTTCCATAACTACACTTAACATTTTCAAATCCGTTAATCTTCGCTGTCTTCCCTTTTTTCATACATATATGTTTTCATATCATTTATTCGTAAAAGAAATATACAACATATTAACACAATTGTCAAAAAATGAAAATTATTGATAAACCTCAACATATTTATTATAATAGTAAAATATGTTAAAGGTAGAAGTAGGAAAAAATTTGGATAAGGCTCTCAAGTCATTAAAGTATAAAGTCATTAAGACTAAACAAAATGATAAGATAAGAGAGAACGAACAATACACAAAAAAATCTGTTAAGAAAAGAAAAGAGAAATTAAAAGCTCAATACATTCAACAACTACGAGATAAAGATAATTATTAAATGACAAAGGGGTCTGATGACCCCTTTCCCATACCTAAAAAATATACTTTTTATAACCCCTGGTCTAATTGTGTCAACTTATACAATGAGATTAAGTCACTATTTGACTCATCTAACTTTTTCATTGTAAGTTCAATCTTTTCGTGAAGTTCTTTATCTTCACTTTCGTTAAGTTGATTTTGTAATTTTGATTTAACACTTTCTCTTAAAGTTTCAATTCTTTCGTTTACTTCTTTTTTGTTTAAAGATAAAAGTTCTTTAAGTTCATTTTTTTCACTTTCTGAAATGTTTGAATATTCTTTATTAAAAGTGTTTGTCATTATTTTCAACATAGATGATAATGGAACGTTTGATATTTCACTTACCATTTTTGTTTCTTTATTTTGTGTGATTAGTTTTCTAATGTTATTTTTTGAAACTAAAACAGATTCCAACATTTTAATTGATGTGTTATAAACTACATTATCAATATCGGTGTAGTCATTATTTACATCAGTATCTAAAACCGATGAAATCCACTCATCTAATTTTTTAATTTCTTTATTATTTTTTTCAATTAACTTACGTAATTCTTCTATTGATTCATTTACATAGTCACTTGCAATATCTTCATTAATTCCTTTTTTATTTGATAAGTCATCATAAAGATAATAGATTTTGGCAACATCTTTGTTTTCAACAATATTCTTTTTAAAGTTCTTTAAATGATTTTTAAAATTGTCTTTTCCATACAATTTAATCATTGAACTTTCTATTTTACTTTTAATTTGTCCGAATGAGTTCATAATTATTTTATTAATAAATATTATTCAGGTCCAAAAACATCAAAATCTTGAATGGTATATGAGTATTGTGTTCCTGGTTTTTCTTTTATGGGTCCGTTTTTGACATTTTTAAATATGTAAGATAGTAATGCCAATGCTATATAAAGTTCTCTACTACTCTCAGTTCCCATGTCAGGAACCTTTCTTTCAACAGAGTCATAAAAATCCTTACTAATTACTATTTCACCAGTATCGGCATAAAGATAAAAATCTTTTACGGGTTTTTCACTATCTTCATTTGTTTTATAAAGATTTTTACCGACAACAATATCATTGAAAGGTCCTCCTAATATAATTTCGTGTGGACCTTCAAGTTTAATAATTCTTTTAATATAATCTATGTATTTTTTTTCAGGTATTTTTGGTTTGTCTTCTGACAAAACCTTTTTAACAATTCTGTTAATATCTGATTCAGTTATACGATAAACTTTTTTCATGGGTTTTTATATAAATATTAGTCATCTAGTAACTTACCCAATTCGTCATCCATTTCGTTCAATGATTGTCTCCCTTTTGATAAGTCCAAAGATGTCGGGTTTCCAAATAATACCTCATCTTCTAATATAAGATTTAAATCGTCCATCTTTCTAGATTCGGGTGTTACTTCAGCTTCAGGCGCCGGTGCCGCCTCTTCACCTCCACCAGTTTCTCCACCTAAATCACCACCCAAGTCTCCACCTCCGAAATCTGTTCCACCACCTAAATCACCAAATCCTGTATCTGCTGGTTCGGTAGTTTCACCTTCAGGAGTCGCTCCATCTTCTGTCGGAGTTTTGTTTCCATATAACTTATCAATGTTTGCAAATATACCTGTCTTACTAATAACTTCAGGTGTTTTCTCAAGTTCAGCAGCAACTGCTTTTTCAATTCTTTGTTGTTGTATATCCAACTTAATTTCCTCATCAGAGAATCCAAGAATATGTTTCTTAGCCCATGATGATGATACAGGTAATATTCCATTACCTGGGTCAGTAGTTGCATCACGATAAAGTTGAATCTTCTGTTGCCATTGTTCAACCTTCAACAAGTCAGCCTGTGTTGATGGGTTAGTTAAACCTAAAGTGAAGTTACTTAACTCATCTTCAAAACCCAACAAATACAAATGAATGATTGCAATTTTATTTAATTCTTGAATCATTGATTTTTGTATTCTATTAATAGTTCTTGCAAAACGAATATCTTGTAATGATAAGTTTTTACCATCACCAACCACTTCTTCAAATCCCAAAAATGCTTTTGGTACACGAAGTGCGGTTAAAAGTTTCTTTTGAATGTATTCAATATCGGCAATCTCTGAAAGGTTAGTTGCACCAGGTAAAGTATCAATCGGGTTCGGAGCGTTAGGGTCACGAACGGGAATGAAATAATCTTGGTCAACTGCCATCTGATTATATCTTAAATCAACATTACCATTTGATGGGTCAACAATTTGGTCTCTTTTGAATTTGTTTGCCACCCTATTTACATAAGGTTCAACATCCTTGTCATCCATATTACCAACGAAGATTTTAAACACCCTTCTTTCAGGTGCTCTTGATGTTCTATAAATTAACATCGCGTCTTCTGCCAATAATAATTGTTTCCAAATTCGTCTTGCTTTTTCCAACATAGATGTTCCATAAGGAAGTTTTCTGTCATCACCCAATAATCTAAAATGAGCAATCTCCCATGTGTTAAACTCCATATCCTTATCTTTCCATAAGAATTTCAAAGAGTCGTTTTCTGTTGGTGTGGTGTTTCTTGTGGGTGTATATTTCATACCCCTCTCCAATCTTTCAATCTGAATATTTGGCAATTGTTGTCCCCCCATTATACCTTTTTCGGGGTCCAGTTTTAAGTAGACGAAATTGTCTCCAAACTTACAAGTATTTCTTGTCCACATAGGTAGATTAGTATTAATATCCAATCTATTGTTAAACAAGTCTCCAAGTACTGATTTAATTCGTTTACTTTCTGAATAAATTTGTAATATAAATCCATCTTCATTTGTTGTTGTTGATTCTTCAGCATATATATCCAACGCCGCAGATATTTCAGGAGTATATTCCATACTCTCATAATCATAATAGGATGCCAACCTTGTTGGTTCATAATAAACCGCTTGGGTATAAAGATTGTTTTCAATCTTATGCCATTGTTGACCCAAAAATAATGATTGTTGTGCTTGAAGTTTTTCTCTTTCGTATTCTTGTTTGTTAGGAGTTTTTAATAATTCCTTCTTATCAAACTTAAACACAGGGGCTTGTTGGTCCAAAGTTGAATCGGGTCCAAAAACTTGACCCAACCTCTGCCATATAGTTAAATTCTCTTTATTAGCCATTTACAAAATGTTTTTATATAAATAGTAGGATAATCTAAATAAAGTTAAACCCCACGACCAAATAACCAACCATACTTTTGATAATCATTTGCTGTTGGGTTTTGATTTCTTACCCTACCCATATTTGGATTGGTGCTGGATGGTAGTGCTGGATTAAAATATTCTGAACTATCTTTGAACTCATTTGTTGATATATTCCAACTATCCAACATTGCCTTTGTCTGTTCGGTCACTTTCTCTAATTGACTAAATGAACTCTCACCAACGTAAATAGACATTGCCATTGCCATGATTAAGTCGTCATGTTGTCCCTTTTGGTGGTCAGGTCTTCCATTTACATAAACAAAAGTTCCCAACTCGTTAAATAACCTCATTGAACGTATTTTAAAATCATGTCTCAACGCTTCCTCAAACGCCGCAACAATCTGAACTCTTTTAGCGTTAAAGTTTAAACCTGGTATTTTTTCATTAGCCTTTGCGTTATATTTCCACTTATCAGCAATATTCATACCATCAACATATAGGTTTTTGTAACCCATCTCTTGTAATTTACGAGATGTTGATACTCCCATACCTCCTGTTATATCAATAACAATAAATGCCGAATACATCGTCCCCCACTTATAAGCGACCTCTGCCGCAACATCAGGTGGTATTTTACCTATATATTCTAAAACCTGTTCACGAGTATCAAAATCAACAATAGTAAATGTCGTGAAATCCTCACTATCACCACGAGAAACGTCAATACCCATAATGTATTTGTGACCAATCACAGGTTCTTTCCATTGCCAAATGGCTCCACCCATAAATTTATTTACAGGTTCACAAATGTCATTATCTTTTATTCGGTCCATAGTGTCCTGTGGTATTACATTATCACCCGAACCCAAGAAATTACACTCCAACTCCTGAGCAATCTTTCTTCTATCAAACTTCAACTTCTTTGCCATTTTTTCAAACCACGTTGAATATGGTTTGTATCCGTCCTCAAATTTTTTACTTATTTCTTTGAAATCCCTTTTCATTGGGTCAACATCGGAGTAATCCAAAATGATTTCATCGTCATTGTAATCCTCACGATTTAACATATAATGAACAATATCCTTAACTTTAATAAGTTTTAAATCATCAGCATAACGAGGGTCACGATACCAAAACATTTCAGTAATTTTGAAATCGTTCATGTTCTTAACCGCTTGGTTATAGATTGAATAATAAATGGGGTCAAATCCGTTTGGTGTTGAAATAACTATTACTTTACCACCCGTAGATAACGATGCCATACAGGCAGACCAGAAGTCATTGTCAGCTTCAATAAATGCCGCCTCGTCAAATACCAATATCGTGGGACTATAACCACGAAGTGCGTCTTTTGACGTTGCAACCGCCTTTACCTCACAACCGTTAGATAATTTAAAATGCCTTTGCGAGTTCTTTTCAGCAGAGAACTTAATACCAAACCAACTTGGCCATTGGTCAACGAATGCACGTATTTTATTTGCCATTTCTTGAGATGTGTCAAGCTTATTGGCGATAATCAATATCTTTTCAGGTTTTGTTTTAGATGCAGTAACTAATCTTTTTGATATCCATGCTGATGTTACTGTGGATACACCTGCCTGACGATATTTTAAGGCAATATTTTCTTCATGATTGTCGTAGTCATCAATTAAACTGACTTGGTCAGGAAATAATTCTAGTGGGACATATTTTGATTGTGTGTTATCATACGTTTGCAAATATGTCTTTAATGCATAAGGTGTGTCTTTGACACACCTCGCATATTCTAATAAAGCTTGTTCTCTGGTGAGTCCCATATTATATAAATATGAGATTTATGTATTTTAATCTTCGTCGTCGTCATCAGGGGTATCAATACCCAATCCATCCAAGAAGTCGTCTAAATCAAAGTCGTCAACATCTAAATCCTGTTGATACATTGCTACATTGCCTCATCATAATCTTCTTTTTCTATTTGTTGAATAATCTCATCAACCATAGCATCCAACGCTTTTTTACCTTCTTCACTTCTTGATAAGATTTCTTTCGCCAATTCAAAGAATTGTTCTGTTTCTAAAGCCGAGATTCTTGAAAATAAATAATTTTGTATTTCTTTCATATCATCAGCAAATATCCTATCAGGATACACATCTAAAAATCTTTCCCAAATAACAGGACCCAATCTTAAATCCCATATTTCATATGGTAATGTATCTTGTGATGCCATAACCATTTCTGCTTGTTTTGGGTCATCAGGTAAACCTGCAGTTCCTAAAACCTCATAAACACCCTTTAATAGTTCATGAATCAAAACAGGAAAAAAAAGTCCTTTAGCTATAATTGTTGGTGGGTCTGTTTCAGGGTCAATTTCTTCAGAACCCTGAATACTTTGACCTTTACCTGAAAGCTTCTGTGTTATTTCATCGGGCATAACCCAATACATTAAATCTGCAATAGACATCAATACACCATATAAGTTTAGTAATTGAGGGTCTAAACGATTTAACTCCTCTTCAACTAACGTAAACATATAGTGTCCTTTTTTTGATGCTCCTTGAATTAAAGAATTAATAAATCTTCTTTTTGCTTTTTCTAAATCAAATTTATCGAAAGCCGCCATAAAATTATCTAAATCATCTTCAATATCTTCAATTTTTTCACCAAACATTTCTTCAATTTCCTCATCATCTGGTTCTTCAGAGACTTTTTTCATTTTTGAAGTATCAATACGA